AGCTTGGCGTGCAGGCTACCGAGATTAATGACATGGCAATGGCAAGTGCTGCCAGCACACTGATGAACTGGATCACGCAGCAAAAGCTACGGGCTGAGATTTCCCGTGAGGTTGAGCTAGGATCACAGTATGGTCTGCACTACGGCTGGATGATCTACCATGTAGGATGGGATCAAGAGTTCTCCAAACGTCTCCAAAAGATCAGCATGGACGAGATTGCTGCACTTTCACAGCAGGCAGGACCAGAATCAGCACTCTCTCAGCTTCCTGACTTGATTATGAATCCTGAAGCAGCGGACCAAGCTGCACAGTTGATTTCAATGAACCTTCCAGACTTTAAGTTAGGCGACATCAAGAAGTTTGTGAAGCAACTTCGTGAGACTGGAGAAGGTGAGATGTATGAAACCTACATAAGCAAGAACCTACCTTGTGTCACTGCTCTCAAGCCATTTGAAGAGATTGCACTACCACCTGAGACGATGGATTTGCAATCTGCGCGTGTCATCTTCCGTCGTATCTACATGAACGAGGTGGATTTACGCTCCAAGGTCAAAGAGGAAGAGTGGGATGAAGACTTTATTGATCAGGCAGTCGAGACAGCAGGCAAGCAGTCATGGTATACTAACCCACTCGATACGATCACTGCTCTTGGTGCATCTCCGATCATCCGACAGGACAACCTGATTGAGATCTGCTACGCTTACACTCGTCAGATCGACAAGGATGGCATTGCTGCTATCTATTGCACCGTGTTCTCTCCGCTTGTGGAGCAGGACTTGTATGCCAAGCATGAGTTGTTAGACTATGCTCATGGTGAGTATCCGTTCATCGAGTTCAGGCGCGAAGTTGTTCGTCGTCCGATCACTGAAAGCCGAGGTATTCCAGAACTAACCATCACAGATCAGGACGAAATCAAAGCTCAACACGACTCGATTCGTGACCGCACAGCATTTGAGACGTTGCCACCGATGAAAGTGGTGAAGCGTATTGGGCAGATCAACAAGATTGGTCCAGGCGTTCAGCTTCCTGTTACCCGTCCTGACGATTACTCTTGGTTAGAGTCTCCTAACCGTGCTCCTACGACTGCATTCAACCTGATTGAGCGTGTCGAGAATAATCACGCCAATTACTTTGGTCTAAACCGCGCTTCAGTAGTGCCGATCAAGACGCAACTCATGCAACAGCAGTTGGTTAATCGCTGGCTTTGCAGTTGGTCCAAGATCTACAATCAGATGTTCAGTTTGTGCCTGCAATACATGCCACCTGAAGAGATTCAGCGCATTACAGGCTTCCAGCTTCCTAGCAACGTGAGCGACATTGCTAGTAGTTTTGACTTCATGGTGCGTTTCAACATCCAGTCTCTGGATAACGACCTTGTTGCGAAGAAGCTACAAGCTATCTCATCGTTTGTTGTTCCTCTCGATTCAGGTGGAGTGCTTAACCGTAACAAGCTCATTCAGATGATCATTGAAGCCGTTGCACCTGAGTCTGCCCGTGACTTGATCATGGACAACTCAAGCGCATCTGAGAAGATGTTCCGCGAAGTGCAGTCTGACATTGGTATGATGATGCTAGGCAACGAGCCGATGTATAAAGAGAACGACCCTACTGCGGAGACTCGTATGCAATACGTTCAGGACATCATCTCCAAGAACCCAAAAGCGCAGGCAGCGGCACAGCAAGATCCAGTGTTCCAGACTTTGATGCAGAACTACGTGAAGAACATGCAGATGAGCGTAATGCAGCAGCAGAATGCTCAAATTGGCCGCACTGGAGTTACTCCAATCGGTGATCAGATGGCACAGCAACAACCACCACAAATGTAATGGAAGAAACCAAAGTCATCGAAGCATTTACGCTCAAACTAGGCACAAAAGCGTTCTGGGATGCTCTATATGCCGTCATACAGAGTGAGCATAACTCCGCACTGTCTGGAGTTCTGGATGTGGTCAATAAAGGTGAAGACCGTGCATACTATGCTGGGCAAGTAGCCGCTCTGATTGATTTGCGTGCTATTATTGAAGACTATTCGACACGTTCCGAGACTGAGTTGGAGTTTAGCGACCCTTGACGCTGAATAAAGTGAGTTTAGAATTTGAATGTTCCTGAGTTTCTCAAGCTCTGTTTGTTAGTCTGACCTCTAGACGGTCTTTAAACCTCTTGCTTATGCCTACATCCACCGAAACGGTTAGTGAACCTTCCAAAACCACGTTGCAAAGTAGTTCGTTAGACACTGAAGGTCTGACTTCCCTGCTTCGACAGACACTCTTCGCTGACCCAGAAGAGCAGCAGACTCAGGCTGGAACTGAGACAGACACCGAAGAGGAGGAATCAGAATCTAGCGAGGAAATCGCAGAGGATGAGACTGAATCAGAGGAATCTGAAACTGAATCTAACGTTGAAGACGATAATGCTGACGAAGCAGACGAGTCTAAAGCTGACGATGAAGATAAACAGGACAAGCAACTTTCCAAAGGAGTCCAAAAGCGGATCGACAAATTAGTCGCTCAGAAGAAGGAAGCCGAGGCAAAGCTAAATGCTCTCACTGAAAAACTAGCCGAGACAGAGACACGCGCTGCCAATCCTGAAAGGGAGATCGTAGCAACTGGCGAAGGATTAAATCCATACTTCAAGTTACAAAGTGACACTGATGTTCATGCGGAGATCCGAAATGCAAGGCAGGTTAGACGGTGGGCTGAAGAGAATCCTGATGGTGCTGTTGTAGCTGGCAAAGATGGTCAAGAGATTGAATACTCTGCGGAAGACATCCGCAAGATCAAGCTCAACGCTGTTGATGCACTCGAAGAACATTTACCTGCTCAGATGAATTACATTCAGACGCGAAAGCAGTTCGATGTAGAAGCTGAGAAGAATTATCCGTTCTGGAAACAGCGTGCAAGCTCAGAATACCAGTATGCAAATGCTTTGATTCGTGAGTTCCCAGAGATCCAAAAGTTCCCTGATTTCAAGCTCTCCATTGGAGACATGATCGAAGGTAAAAGGATTCGGGAATCTAAGGTCAAGCCAACATCTGCTATTAAGAAAGCTCCATCAAATCCGAAGCAGACAGCATCTGCACCTGTGCAAACTTCAAAGTCAATGAAAGCTCGCTCCACTGAGGAAGCATTCAGGAAAAACCCAAATGATAAGGAAGCACTCAAAGCATTAATGGCTGAGAGATTCCTTTAACCTAACAAACTCAATACTCTAATATTATGGCCGCACTATTTGAACGCTCCCAGATCGGTAAACGCGAAGACCTCGCTGATTACATCTCACTCGTTGACGCTAAAGACACACCAGTCACGTCGATGATTCCAAAAGGCAACAAGCCAGGGAATACACTTCTCCAATGGCAGGTTGATAACATGCCAACCGCTGTTAGCACAGGCACTGTTGACGGTTCAGACGTTACCGCTGGTGGTTCCGCTGGTCTTGGTTATGACAACCTCAATGCAGGTCGCGCAAAACTGACTAACTACATTCAGGTTTTCCAACGTGCAATCCGCGTTTCTCCTCTTTCGGTGGACGTTTCGATTGTTGCTGGTCTTCGTGACGAGCTTGCTGGAATGGTCGCCAAGGGCATCAAAACCATCAAGCGTGACATGGAATTGACCATCTGCTCTGACAACGCCGCAGTGGTTGATAATGGCACTGTTGCTTATAAAACCAAGGCTCTTGGTGTTTGGATTGCCAACGCCGCAGGATCTGTTGCTCCAATTGATAGCAATTACCTGACTCCAACCACTAGCATCAACACTACTGCAACAGCTTCGTTTGCCGAAACTGATGCTCAGGGTGTTCTTACCAGCATCTACAGCCAGACTGGACAGATGAAGACCTTCGATACTGTCGTTGGTCCAACTCTGAAGCGTGCTTTCAGCAATCTGCTTTACACTGCAACAGCTTCTGGCACTGATTCCTATGCAAGCATTCGCACACTTCAACGTGATGCGTTTAGCTCGACCATCACATCCTCTGTTGATATGTTCGAGGGTGACTTTGGTTCCCTCCGCTTGCATCCAACGCTGTTCAATGAAAACGCATTCCGTGGTTATGTCCTCGACATGGACCTCCTTGAACTGCGTTACACCAATCTCCCACAGGTGACGGAACTTCCTGATGCTGGTGGTGGTCCTGCACGGTTAATCAAAGCCGTAGCAGGTTTGATATGCAAAAATCCCCTAGGTCTTGGGAAGTTTGCTGCTACGTCATAGTAGTAAATACCAGACCAAGCATCGCGTAACACAATCCTCAGCCATTACTTATGATCGAACAAATCCCCGAAGAACTTCACGGAGCAATGCTCAAAGAGTTCAAAACAGGATGGAACTTTCAAAAGGTAATGGCTGAGGCTCAAACGCAAAGTGTAGGACAGATTAACCAAATTCGTGCAAAGTCGATTGACGGTATTGGTCAGTTGCAAATGCGAGTCAATGCAGACTCGTTCCATTTCTGGGGTCAGAAGCTAGGCTACGACTGCTGGAAAGATAAAGCATTCAGGAAACGCTACATGGAAAAGAACGACTACTGCAAAGTGAATAGCGGTGGCACAAAAGAAATCCATGTTGGTTATGCTGGTTCGCCCTCGACTCGTAATGTAAAATACCGTAAAGTCTTCGCGTGAGAACAACTAACTTTAGCGAGATTCTATACCGAACCGTAACGTTGTGCGGAATGGATCGTTCGACGATTCAAGACTCGACGTTTCGCATGATTCGTGACTTCGCTACTCAGCGTATCTCTGACATCTGGGAACAGGAACCTTGGCCTGATCTTGTTCGTGTCGAAGAGATGGCAGTAACGACAGACGCAGAGTCGGTTGCTTACATCAACATCACAGAAGCTAACGGTGACATCTTGAATGTTTACCAACTCAATCCTCGCGTGACTGCCAGAGCAGTGAACGTGAGCTACTATCTCGATGACAGCGGTGACTCTTCCCGCATTGTCATGTTAAGTTCTACCAATCCTGTATGGGTTGAGTATCGTTTACCACCAGTAACCTTCTTCGGTGAAGCGTATGACCCTAGCCTTAATTACACCGTAGGAGCACAGATCTACTTCGACACTGGCACGCTTACAGGAAGCTATCAGCCTTCCAAGACTTCAGGTGGATCTGGTAACTTCTACACCTGCATTGCTGCTGGCAACTCAGGCGGTAATCCAAGCAATACACCTGCTCGATGGGAGATTGTTGAAGTCCCATATTTTACAACTGATTATCTTGTCCGTGCTATCCTTTCGGATTACCTTCGCTCTGAGTCACAGTTTGACTCCGCTACTAGAGCTGATGAGGAAGCTGATCAGGCCAAAATGATGCAAGTAGATCGTGTTCTTCGCTCTGAGGGACAAGTCAAAACAATGAGAGTCTTTACATACTAATTATGCAAAATAACGTAAATATCGCAGGAGCAGCCGGAGCTTGTCATGGAGTAGTAGTCGAAACTGGAACTGATGCCATCACTGGAAAGTTCTATGCTATTCAGGTTCTAGCTGACGCTACTTTTTCCGTGTTCACCGAAAACAGCAAGACTGGTGATGCTATGACTGGTTTTGCTATTCCAGCAGGAACCACACTCATCAATGGTCTAGGCATCACTGCCTTCACTCTGACATCTGGCAAGGTTCGCGCTTATAAACTTCCAGTGTAGTCTCTGATGATTGCAATCACTCTTTCAAACTCTATTTCTGCGTTTCGTAAAAGTGGCACAACTGTAGATAATTTTCAACTACTCAATGAACAGTTTGAAGCTCCAGGATCTACTGGATGGACGAGTATAACTACGGCT